TTTCCATGCGACCGTTGCTTTGATAGTGGCCATGTCCTTCTCGATGCGCGAGACCTCATTGCGTGCGTTTTTGGCCTTGTCGTTCTGATTGTCCGTGCGCACAAGATCCGCCTTGCGGAACAGGGCAACCGTGCCGGCGTTTGTGATCACGTCGGTTGCGAAGAAGAACAATCCGAACAAGAAAAAAACCGCTATCTTTCCCCAGTTCTGCTGCAATACCGATTTAGTAAGAGCGTTGAACAGAAGCGGCGAAAGCAATGAGATGCAGAAGAACATCAGAAAGCAGATCGAGGACAGCACCCAACTTTCGCCGCCGAACGTCGAGCCGAAAATGCCAGTGAGAACCGCCGAGCAACCGGCAATGATGTACGCGATGGCAGTAAGAGACAGATGGCTTGCGTTGATTGATGATCTAGCCATGGATTATCCTTCGCCTGTTAAGTCCGGCGCGCTCTCAGTTCCGCTTGTGCACGCCCGACTTCAGCCAGCAGATCCGATGGAAGATTTGAGACACGCGCTTCTAGTGCGTCGATACGTTTGCTAAGTACGCCGCCATGCGTCATGGCCGCATTACCAATGTCGCCTATGATGCTGGCAAGCGCATCTATGTCAACTTGGCTCGCCATATTGGTTTCGACACAAAGCACTCGTTCGAGCAGATCACCAAGCCCTTTTGGCACTGCGATTACATCGTTAGCCGCAACCGGCATCAATGGCTCTGGTCGATTTTCAATCACCAACAATCTTGCTGCTATATCCTCAACGCGAGCTTTGAGCCGATCCATATCTGATACATCGAGTTGAATGTTTTTTTCGATCGTCCGCAGTTCTCTAGTGGTATGACTGCGAGCGCCCAATCGTTTTTTCCATTCTATTAGATCATCCGCCATTGTCCGCTAATGCCTCCAAAGCATTAATTGCTTTATGGTACGCGGCTTCTATGTCTGCCAAACTCAACGCAGACCTTATATCTTTTTTCGCTCTCAGTCTTATGGACTCAATTTCATTGTCAAATATTGATGCTTGCTTGTGTCTTTTCAGAATCAGGGCGGCCGCATCGCTAAGTGTGTCCACTTCTGTTCCTACTGATGCTGACAAAACAGGAAACGCCTCCATCATCTCCGAGGCGCTTATCCCATTTGGGTTTTCTCCCCGCTCAACCATTCGAATAACCTCCAAGGCTTCTATTTGCTTTTCAGCATATGGCACGCCTGGAGTTTCTTTTCGAATGCTTGCGTATAGGTTGTTGACTTGAGTGACTGCCCTCTTTCGCATTGTTTCAATGTCAATCAAAGGCGCGATAAATTCGCCATCGACCAATCTGTAACCAGGTTCGACGAAATCAGGGGCGGATACGGCGTGTTGTGGTGGCGATTCTAAAAACATGGTTTTCACAACGCCGTCTTCGTTTAGTATTACATACCGCATCATATTACCTTTTCTATGATGACATCAGCGTATATTTCCGGTTGGCTGAAATTAGCCGGCGGCCCCCTGCCATCTGTTGCATATGATGACGACGACCGTTGCCGAAGCTCAAATGTTTTCTCTGACGCAATAACAAAGGTTCCAACAACAAACGATTTTGTCGTTATTAGCGATGCCGAATTTGTATATTCCGTTGTTCCGTTTAGTGTAACAGATGCATCTGTAACGTTGTATATTTGCGTTCTATTATAGTCTATTTTCATAGCAACAGCCATGCCGAGAAGGCGATATGTACCCGCTGGCAAAGTAAACTGACTGCTGGCAAGTGAAGCCCCCGATATACCGTTAACCACCGCCGTGTTTAGATCACGAGTTACGTATGATCCAGCCGTTAAAGTTCCGCCTGACGTGCCGCTCGTTTGACGCTCTTGCAGATGTAGCACCGATAATGTCTTGATAACTCCATCCCAATCTACCCAAGCGGAGCCCTGATATTGAGTGTTTATGTCTTCATCTTTTACATATGCAATCCAACCGCAATCGCTTGCGGGCGTGTACTGGATATAATTGCCTACTCCGTCATATTCGACAATATCATTTTCTGAAAAACCACTCCAATCCCCACTAGGTGACGATTCTAATATCCATCTCTGTCCTGCAATTGGGGACACTGCCGGGGCTGACTGGCGGCCCTCAACTGCGATTGTTGCAAGATCTCTGGTTATCAGGGCAGGAACATACGTATCAACGGAGAACCCCGACCCATCACATGACAACCAAACGGTTTCACCAAGACCGCGCAACGTGATAGCAGATGCGCCCGAATATCCCGGTCCTTTGATCGTGTCAGAACCGGCGCCGCGAATATTGATGACGTTAGCGGTTCCGGCGTGCCTGATTCCAATGCGCCAGCCGTCGCCAGCTGTTACGGCATCCTCGAGCGTTACGCTGATAGATGCGCCAGAGCAGTCAAAGTTCCATAGTTCGCCAGCGTCAGCAGCGACAAACGTTTTATTAGATGCGGTCGCGCCAACTGGTGTCGATGCTGTCACGCTGCCGGTGAGGAATGACGACGTGTCGAGCGCACCAAGAATATTGTCGTGCGACCATAGCGTAGTGGCGTCCGACTTCTTGGCAATGATCTTATAGGCCGTACTGCCGGTGTAGAGCAGCGCCTTGACCGATGACACTTCAGGGTAGCCGCCCGCGTCACACGTGACCGTTGAGCCGGCCGATGTGCTGAGACTGCTGTCTGTGAAGACCGCGCGCGAATTGCTTGTGCCGGCGTCATAGAACTCCAGCGTTGCCCCGCTTTGCGGCGTTCCGTTTTCGTCGGTAACACGAAACCCGGGCTTGAAGATCAGTGTGCTATCGGGCATATTTGCTCCGCATATTGCCGCTACAAGCGGGCGAGGCTGAATTTATGACAAACGCAAACGCCATCGACTTGCACAAACCCAAAGCATTTCGCCGCAAGGTGATCAACTGTGCTTTATTAGTTTTGGTGCTATGGGGGCTAACGACTGCGGCGGCCTTGCTTGCACTTCTCTATAGGCAACCAGAGTGGGCCAAGTACGCACTGTGCTGGCAGATTGTTCTCGTTCCCGGCATGGCCGTTCACAAGGTCATAGAACTCCGCCATGCATGGCACAACATACAACAAGACGAATGGAGCAACCTCTATTGTCTTTCGCCATTGGTCGCCAGCGGATTGATCGCTCTTTTGGCAGCTATCACCGTCTCGTGAGGGAATTCGGAGGTGCAGCGAAATCCGCTGTCCTATCGGTCGTTGCTGCTGGTGAGAAAGCTGTTGCATAACCCGCAAGGCTAGGTGCTTTTGGCGTCAACGCCTGCGTCGTGACTTTCGATGCGGTTGCACCACCGAAATTCTTCTCCAGCATTGGCGGCACCACCTTGGCCAGTGCCCGGTATATCCTGGCAATCAATATTTTGTGGCGTTGGCCCTTCGATCCGAACGTGTAGCGCTGCTGTTGCGCTTTCAATGTGTCTTGCACCATTTGCGGGAACAGACTGCGCACAGCCGTTCCTGATCCCGGTGGATTTGGATCTTTCGGCGTCGCGCTTTTGAGTGCCTGCGCGAGCTGGCGCATCAATGTCTGCTCATTTTTACTATAGAGCACATTCATCAGGCTGCGTTGGTTGGCGAACGCCGTTTCCACCGATGTGATGAGTGTTTGATTTGGCAGCATTTGACCATTTTTGCCAACCACCAGCTTTAGCCAATGGGCCAAACGAACATCGTTCCATGCGTCTTTGCCCGCTTTTCCGCCAAGTTGTGTAGCTGCTGCCTTGTACCGTTTCACGGCATCAACGGCACCGGCCGGTAGCGATGCCTTGGGGCCAGATGCGCCAAGCAGTGCCTTTAGCGCTTCTTCACCCGTCTGTGCGTCCCCAACCTTTTCAAGTATGCGTGCTGCCGGTGTTTTCTTGCCGTTCAATCGCGGCTGCAAAATCCCCCTAAGTTCGGCCGTTGTACGTCTGGCATTGAGAACAGCTTGAGCGGCGCCTGGCGATCCTGTCAGAAGGTTTTTTTCGGCAGCGTCCACCATCCAGTCGTCGTAAGCCCGATATATTGCCTTGGCGGCTACAGCATCGGCACCCGGCGCCGCGCCATCCTTCATGGCCATGAGCCTGCGGCGCATCTCATCGATGTATCGGATGGATTGCTGCCCTAGCACTTCCGGTGCTTCTGGGTTGATGCCTGCCCGGCCCTTTATATAGGCGTCCAGCTCCTTTGCCATTGAGTGCGCAGCTGGCGTCAAACGATCATCGACGCGCCGAGGTCCTAACGCCTTTTGAACGAAATCCGGCAGCGCATCGAAGGCCCCCGAGCGGGGCGCAATGTTTTCGGTTCCTTGCCAAGCCCTATTTTCAAGCGCGTTGATCCGGCCCTTGGCCGCGTCGAGACCTTGCTTGACGCCCGCCCCGAGAACGTCACCGCCCTGATCTTGCACGCCGCGCCCCGGCGCAAGTCTCGGCGCGATCACGTTGGTTCCAGCATCGCCACCGGCTTCGCCTCTTGCGGCCCGGTCAATCGCGGCTTTTTGCGCATCATCCAGATTGCGCAGGCTCTCTTTCGCCTGTGGGCCAAGCGTACCAGCGCGGATGTCCTTTTCAATCAAGAGCATCTGCGGATCGTTCGTGCGCTGTCCCTTGGTTGTCGGGATGCCGAAGCGATCGGTTTGTGATTTGACCAGAGCTTCCGCCGGGTCTAGCGCGTTTGTGGCCTGCCGCTTGAATTCCTTGGCCAGATCGGCATCAACCAGATTTGGATCGATGCCGTTCCTCTCAAGCAACGCCTTCCCGCGTGGCGTCAGTTTTCCATCCGGCGTAACTAGAGAACGATCGCCGATCATTCGGCGGATGAACGGACCTGCCACGCGACCGAGCAATTCGCCGCCTGCGCCGAGCACGCCGGATACAGCCGCACGTGTCGTATCACGAGGCTGCTTAGAGCCAAGACTTCGAGCCGCAACGTCCTGCGCAACGCTCGTGCCGGCTGCGCCAATACCTTGCGCAATCATGTTGCCCCTCGTACCAAGGCCGCCAGCCACCTTACCGACACCATACGCCGTCGCCATGTAAGGCAGTGCCGAGCCAATCGCCCGGTTTACATCCTTGCTATCGAGCCCCGGTTTATTGACATAGGCTTGCTGTGGCTTGCCATCCTGACCGCGAAACTCGATAATTTCGTAACCGTTGGAATCCTTAAACCGGCGCATAAACCTGTCGCCAAGAGACTTCTGATATATGTCAGCATAACCGGCATCATTCGCGCCGGACATTTCTGCATAAGGATCGATTATGCCTGATGCATCCTCGATGCTTGGCAGGCTCTTGAATTTCGGATCATGCTTGCCGGCAACTGCCGTGTAGGCGCTTTGCGCCATTCCCGCAGCGCTATCGACAACCGGCTTTACATATTCCTCATATGCCGTTTTAGGTTGCTGCTTCCATTGCGACACCTGCTCGGCCGTGACACCTTCCGAAGCAAGATACGCCGACACATGCTCATCAGGCGCCTTAGCCTCGAACATGCGTTTCAGGTTTCTGTCGATCTTCTCGAAATCAGCCATCATTCAAGCCCGTACTGGCTGCGAAGTGCGCCGATCGGAACGCCAGCAGTAGGCGATCGTGGAGGTTCTTCGCCCGCTGCGCGAAGCTGAGCGATCAAGCCTGAAAACTGCTGCGCAAATCTTTGATCCACTTCACCGAGTGCTTGATATACACCCGCATCAATCCGGCCACGGTTTTGGCGCGCATATTCTCTAGCCGCTTTCGACTTTGCAATCTGGTATTCCTTTTGGAGCATGCCGAGAGCAATGATCTGTCTGTTTCCATCTGGTGAATTTGCCAGGCCGGGCGCCATCTCGACCAAAAACCGCCGATCTGAATCCGACATAGGCCCCGGCAGATTATCCTTGAGCGAAACCGCAATCCCCTTGGCAAGATTTTGCACCACCTCGCCGGATGATACGCCGGCCACTGGAACACCAAAGAGCGTTTGCGCTGCCTTCTTTATCGTCTGAACGGTGTTGCCACCTGTGCCGGTGTAGAGGTTCGGGTCTGACATTGCATTGCGCATCACACGTAGATTGTTCAAATCTCGCTGCGCCGTCGCTCCTGACTTCTGGCTTTCCGTGAACAGTTTCGCGTTCTGCTTGCCCAGTTCTTTGTCATAAGCAGTCTCACCCGCACCAACATTCACGTTAGTTGTCGGCTTGCCGATCTCCCTATAACGCGCCATTGCAGGATCGACTTGTCCTTGAGGACCGGCCCACCAAGGCCGCGCCGGTCCTTGCGATGCTTTCTGCCTCTGAAATTCGAATTGCTTCGCTTGCAGATTGTAATTCCTAAGACTGTTCGCTTCTGCCTTGTTGGCCTGCGACTGGCGCCAGTCCATGTCCTTTTTGCGCCAATCCGCCTGCCTCTCAGCCTGGAACTGCTGGTTCATGCCTTGGCGATACTGGTTGAGCGCGTTCGTCATCGGCGCAGCATTGATCGTGAGTGCGCTTTGCGGCAGGAGATAGTTGACCATCATATCACCCCCAGGTGTTTCAGGCCGGTCAGCATGTTGCCGAAAGGAGATTGACCAGACTCTCCGGGCGTCATGCCACTGACCAACGAACCGCCGAACTGCATAGCGTTATTCCAGCCAGCGTTGCGCGTTCCAGCCATGCCCATGTGCATGCCAGCGTTGCTTTGCCCAAGCGCCATATCGAGACCGGCGAGACCCTGCCCCGTCGTCATGTCGATGTTGGCAAGCTGATTGGCGGCCCCCATGCCCTGCGCCCCGAGCCCCTGCAGACGGTTGAGCCGTTCGGTTGTGTAGGAACGTCCCGCATCCATGCCGGCCCGCGCGCCCGCCAAAGCTCCAAACCCGCTTTTCGACATGCCGCGGGCTGCCATCGACCGATTGACGGCATCCACCGCACGGTTTTCATCGTAGCCGCGCTGCGGGTCAGCTTGGTAGTTGTCCCAGTATTTGCTTTGCAGCGCGTTTCCGTTGACGCCGATCGCGTCAGAATATTGCTGGTAGGCTGCATCACCGCGCTGCTGGTATGGTGTCAGGTAATTCTTGGCGCTGCTTGAAGCATTCTGCCAGTGCCGCGTAGCGCCCGCATGGCCGTCTGCAAAGGCAGCCCCTGCATTGCGCATATCGCGGCGCTGGCTGGCCCCGCTGAGAGAATCCAAAAAGCTCATGATCCGGCCTCCTGCAATTCTCTGATAATGATTTCAACCCGCCGAAGCCATGCCAGAAGCTCTGGCGGGATGTTGTCGGATTGCGGTAGTGGCGGCAAAGACGTAGCCATTTCGTCATGCCCTCAATGGTTCGGCGTCAACGGCAAAACCCGTGACGCCCTTGATCACATTCGCACTCACTCGAAACTGAAACTGAAACCCGTCTTCACCTGACTTGCCAAAGTTCTTCATGCGGACCCGCGTCAGGCGCTTGCCAGCAGCCCCTATCGGTTCATGGCGCTCTGCTGACCAGTTCAGCCCGCCATCAAACGAGTGCCGGACAATCAAATCCGGGTTTGCATCATCCGTGTCAGACGACACCGTGCCAACGCCTGGAATGACATCGAGGAACGCCCGGCGTATCTTGAGCCCTTGTGGGTAAGCATGCACCGCCGGCGGCTGGATGATCATTTCAAGCGGATTTTCAGACTCGGAATATGCTGTACTACTCATAACGTAAAGATTTCCCGTTGTCGCGTCTCCTGCGATCAGGCGACCATCAAACTTGGCAATATCAGAAACTCTCCAAGTGGCCGATCCATAACTCTGTCGCTCGTGCCAGTATCCGGTGTATAGATCATAGACCCAGCACCACGACGCCGAGCGTATCGCATAGAAAGCATGATCTCCGCTTGACCATCCGAAACCTTTTATTGTTGATTTGTCCGAAGTTTCGCTAATCGCGCGGACTACTGCACCAGTTGAGATGATCTTGCCATTGTAGCCGGTTCGCGCCCGAACCTGGTTGTCATGATCAATCCAACAAACGGTTTCACCGATACGCGCCACGCTTGAGCCAGATGCACAACCGATCTGCTTGGTGGTAACACGCGCAAAGCTGAAATCTGCTGAGCCGGTGTTCTGCCACCACTCTATAGACTCCGAGCCGAAAAACATTATTTCACGCTCATGCACAAACGTTCGCGCAATCTCATCAGGATAGCTTTCCGCGTTGGCCGTCTCAAGCGCGTCCCAAGATCGCATATTATTCTGCCCTGAGACCTGCCAATAACCGTTGGCGGCACTGGTAATAGCATATCCATCGATAACAGATATCGAACTCGGCCCTCTCAGAGCTGAATCTTGATATTGCAAAAACTTGTTGTTTTGTATTATGCCAAAGAAGCCATCAGATGCGACCCCTATTTCATGCCCCGCTTCGCGGCTGTTCTGAGCCATATAGACCGGCCCGTCAGTCGGCACGCCACCGAGCGCGAACACAGCTCCGCTTGGCGTTACACGAAACAGCAAACGGCCGGATACCACATAAAGGTCAGTGTAGGTTGAAAACATCGCCCGAACAGCACCGCCACCGTTTAGAGTTGCAAAATCCGTAAGCCCATCAGATGCATAGATAGGCCATTGAATCTTACCCTCCGGTCCGGCCTTTTCTGCGTAACAGTTAATCAACCGCGTGTTGCCGTCATATCCATGACGCGCCGGGTTTGAAGCTGTTCCAAGTGCGATTTGCTTGAGCATCAGGGCCACACAATCCCGCTATAGATCAAACGCATAGCATCAACAGATGCCGCCTCATCAACGGATGCAGTGGCCGCGTTGCTAACGTCACGAATCGCTGAAATTGCAAGCCAATTTGCCGAGTGTGCCTGATAGGCAGCAAATCCCTCCGCTGGCCACGACGCCGGGTCAGACCCATATGTCGTAACAAGATCAAGACCAAGCGCCAAAGCGTTTCGCTGTTTATATTCTGGCATAATTTCTAAGATAAGCGCACCGGCATCAGAATTTATCTGAGCAATCAAATTCGCTCTTGCCGTTTCAATAGGTTTGTCCACCGCCGTATAGGTAACGCGAACTTCAGTCTGATTTATAACGTTTGCAGATTGAATTTCCTGCGTTATAAAATCATAGGCAGGCTGTGAATCATGTACGATCGGGCGCCAAGTCGGACCTCCGTCCGATGCCGTTTTAGACACAGGATCAACTTTGTTTTCACGCGAAACAATCGCGCCGTCTACAACCTTAGCATATAGCGTCATGAGTCGTTCACCGCATCGATCGTGTAATGGATTTTGACACCCAAAAGCTGCGCATCACCGGTCATAGTGTCCGACCCATTGTCTGCATCTCTATAAACCCGGAACGCCACTAATTCCTCTGCACCTGGCGTGCCTGCAACCGTCATTGCACTAGTTTCATCTGTGATGATAACGTCACCGGCTGTTGCTTCAGCGGCATCTGTAACCGTTTGTGCTGTGCCAAATGCAGTATCCAGCGCATCGGAATTAGCGAACGCTACCGCCTGGATCGCCCAAATGCAGTTTCCACTCGTTGCCGTTGTTCGCCATACGAATTGAGCAAACAAAGTGCCTTCGTCCCAACTCTTCGGCATCTGTATTTGAAAATGGATATACTCTTCTGTGCTGTCGTCAAAATCCTTGGTTTGGATGTTCACGGCATTAGTCGTTGTTTCATATGACCCATCGGCAGCACCGTTGGTTGCTGCCGATGTCATGCCAACGGCCGGCACCCAAATAGTATGTTGGCCTAGACCGAGGCCCAACACATCAGACGGCGTAGCATATCCGTCCGTGTTGCTCTCTGAGACATCCGTAACAGGAAACCTGTCGGTAAGAGCCAGCGCGATTGCTGACTTATCTTTCCATCTGACATCTGCCATTAGGCACTAGCCACCTGGAAATACCCGCCAGCAGCAAGCTGGATGGTGAAGTCGGCACCATCAACCGCTGTGACATCGGCCGGCGCGTTGTCGAGAAGGCAATAGGCCATGATCTTGTCGGTTGACTGCGGAACGCCGGAACCAGCCGCGACATGCACCAACACCGCATAACGCGCGGTAATCGAACCGCCCGAAGCTGTCCATGCCGGGTCTACACTGTCGAATGTGACCGTGCCACTTGATTCCGTCCAAGTCACGGTGCCGGGAAAATCGCCGCCAGTCGTGTAGCCGTTGCCGTTCGCGACTTCGTTTGCTGACACGTCCGCATATGTCGAATGCGTCAGTGCAGGTGTGTAGCCACTTGTCACGAGGATGACAGAAAAAAACGCATCTCCCGCGTCGAGGTCGATCGTCCCGTCTCCGATGTATTCCTTGGTCTTGTTGTAGACCACCCATGCGTCAGCTGCCATGTCTGCTCCTTAAACGATGCCGTAAGAGTTGCCGGACTCGTCAACGTATTGATTGCTGGAGCCATCCGCCATGGTATCCCCGTTGAGGATCGTTGGCGTTTGGCCGGTGTAGGTAATCGACGCGGCGGCCGGTGTAACCGTGATGCTGGCCACCGCGTTCGGCGCTGCTGTGCTGTACTCGATACTGGCCGCGGCTGGGCTGATGATCTGATTAATTACAGTGACCGGTGCGGCCGTTGCATAAGTGATCGCTTCGGCTGCCGGACTGATGATCTGATCAACAACGATACTTGGCGCCGCCGTCGTGTACTCAATGCTTGCCGCCGCTGGCTTCGGCAACTGATCAACGAACACGTTCGGCGCCGCTGTCGTGTATTTGATCGACGCGGATGCAGGCAAGACGTTGATGCCGATGACAACAGACGGCGCGGATGTTGAATACTCAATGCTGGCCGATGCCGGACGCAGAATGTCGTCAACAACGACGAACGGCACCTGACCCGTGTAAGTGATCGACCCGCTTGCTACAAATATCGGGATAGTTGGCGCGGCGGTCGTGTATGTGATCGACGCGGCGGCCGGTTCCAGCACCCGATCAACCGGCAAGCCTTCAAGATTGTCCTCTGTGATTTGGTTCAGTTGAAGAAACACATCCGCCGGCTCCGGCCGGGGATTGTTTACGCGCTGCTTGTCCTTGCGCCCACGCACGAACTCTTGCGGGTGGCGCGGCTCCCAATCCTTGAGGCACACGAGGCGATTGTCCCATCGCAGCCGTGTCTGCGATGAGCGCACCTTGAACCCGCATTCATCGCAGATAACCCAGTGATCGCCTGCGATATAGCCATAACTAGCCAATGTAGCCTACGATATCGCCGGAGGTGTAGGCTGTGCAGTTGAGGCGCCATGAACGCGCGTGGCGGGTGAACCCGGTAAACGGCTCTGCAACAACGGTCATGTCAGCTGTAACATCCGCAGAAGCAGGAAGCCAATCACCCTTAATCTGCACTTCCAGCCGAACAGACCCGACGCCGAACCCGGTTATATAGTACATCGGCACCTCGCCGCGCGCCGTCTCAAACACGTCAGACGTTCCGGTCGCGCCGAACG